GCCCGTTTTAAATAATACTGATTAGTATTTATTAGCTAGTTGGTAAGTTTCCGTTACCAAATATACATCTTGGATCAGAGAATCCAAAAGAGTATCTTTCTCTAGCTTTAAATCTCATGTTGCCAGTATCGAAGTCACCTTCCATCGCAGTTTTGATAGGAGATCTAACGAACATTTTTAATCCGTTAGGTATATCAGTTAACAAGAAGTATGAATCAGTGTCAGTTAAAAAATTATTAATTCTGTAACCTTCAGGAACCATACCCATGTTATTAATTGCGTTGATGTCATTGTCGGCAGTTCCAACTCTCATTGGAGACTTCATGATTCTCTCAGCAGTAAATTGTAATTCTTTTGGAATTATCATTTTTCTACCGGAAGTGGCTATTTTCAAGCCTCTCTCATCGACAAATCCAGCAATGTCAATTAATGACTGCTCGAGTGAAGTTTCGTTAAGATCTGCAGCAGTTGCTAGAACGTTTGAGAAAGTTCCACCAGTTGCTAATGGGTGTGAAGCATTAATTAATGATACTCCATCTCCACCAACAGCAGATGTTACTTGCGCATTGTTTAGAACATTTGCAGCTTTAACTTGCTTCGTGTTTGCCATAGATCTTGCTAGGGCTCTTGTGTATCTTCCCGCAAGTCTATCGTATAGGTTATCTTCAATTGCTTCTTCAGTGATAGCAAATGCTAATGCTATAGTTTCGTGATTGTATCTAGCTGTGAAAGTTTCACCTGCTTGATCAAACGCTACTCCAGCACCTTCTTGTTTAACTGGTGCAGAAGCGAAACCGCTTAACATTACTTCTTCTTCAAAAGCTCTGTCAGATGTTTCAGACATAAAAATTTCAGCGTGCTGATTTTCATATCTATTATATTCCAGGCCGAATAAAGCATTCAAACCTGGCTCTAGTTCTTTAACTAGTTGTGATCGTGATATTGCCATAGTCTATTCTCCTTATGCTAAGCCTGTACCACTTCTGTAGAAGTGATTGTTGATTCTTACGAGTATGTTCGCATTTGCACTTGATGTGTCAGAATTGTCTGGATCTTGCGAAATGTCGATCGCTTGAACAGCGAAAGTAGTCGCAACACCAGAAACGCTAACATCTAGTTGCACTTTTGATATACCCGTTTGTGTTACACCTGTTGTATTTGTAACAGAGTAGTTTTTATACAAATCCGCTCTTGTAAACGCAGCGTCTGCATCCATTAAAAATACTGCATCTGGGTCGTCAACAACAAAGGCAGTAATATCGCCTTGAGTTGGTGTTACGCCACCAGGGTAGTAATTTTTGTATGTAGGCTTCTGAGTCGTTGGATCGTTATAGAACACTCCGTTAAAAACACCCACAACAGCCGCACTATTATTTGCAGTTGCTCTTTCAATGTTACCAGTAGAAGTTGGGATAACCAAATCTCCTTGATAAATTGCAGTAGCATAACCAGCTTTAACAGTGTATCTGTTTTGAGCGCCAACTAATGGTGTACCGTCTAGTTTTCTGTATGGTCTTAGACCAAACTTTTCACTTACGTTTGCCATTTATTTATGTTCTCCTTTTAACAGTTGTTATAAGACCATGTAGTAATTGCAAAAATATTATTTTTTGCGACCACCACCAAAGGTCACTTTAGACTGCCTCTCAATATTGATAGGCATGTCTGGATGTTGTTCCTTCATAAGATCTCTGTCAATCGCGTTCATTCTGTCTTGAGTCATTCTTCTAAAATACTCAGCACGTGACTTCAATATCTCCAAAGGTATCCTTGCCAACACAAGGCCTCCAATTCCGATTAACCCCTGATGTTTTCCTTCGGTAATGACTGGATATTCGTTTGAACCAAGTTCACTTAAAAGTGTATCAGCTCTTACAAATTCCCAACCTTCCCTTAGTTTTCTAGATACATTAGATGTATCTTCGAAACCTTGCACGGATGTACGAATCCATCTATGGGCGTACCCGTGTGGTGCAGGTGGTGCATCCAAACTGGATGATGGAGTCCAATCCTTTTTTCGTTCAAGTTTTTTCCTTGACTCGGACTCCCGTGAAGCGTTTAAATGTTTATTCATTTGTTCCTCCCTTCACGTATCTAGCGTATTCCTCTAGTGGCACCCCTAATCTCTTAGCGATTACTACCTGTGATTTGGTGAGTTTCACAGACTTGCGTCCTCCTTGTCTTCGACTTACCCCTGCAACGTTTTGGACGGGTTGCTTTGTTACAACGGTTTCTTTATCAGTCGAATACTGGGCAAACTTGTGAGGGAAATACTCCTTCATACGTTTGTTTATTTGATTATAATACTCATCACTCTCTGTTTCAATACCACTACCCTGTAGTTCATCGTGTAAAGACATGGCAGCATTTGTCATGACTCTATCACTTCCAAACCAAGCGTTTTCTTCAGCCCATTTTTGTGTTCTTGCACTAATTGGTGCTTGCATTGGTATTTCATCAGTATTTGATGGGTTTTCTTGTTTTTCTTTAGCTGCTTGCTCCTTTGCATTTAAGCTAATAGCCACTTTTTCTTTTTCAACGGCTAACTTAACTAATTGCTCATTTGACTCAGCTATCTTGTCTGCATCTTGAGCTTCTATAGCATCTTTAAGGAATCTTTTTGCTTTTTCCTTATCAGATTCTATCCTTGCTCCGTATTCCTTCAGATAGTTTGTATCAGACTCTTCAAACTTTTTCTCAACGCCATCATACTTTTTCTTAAGTCCTTTGGCATAATCTAAAGCAGCTTTTTCTCTTCTCTCAGATTCTTTAATTTGAAAATGTAAACTGTCTATTCTTTTTTGATAGTC